CTGTAGCTTTCTTTGACCAGAATGCAGAGAATGCAAACTCAAGTTTTGTTGATGAAGTACAAGCTACTTATCAAGCATCTAATAACTGGGTAAAACTTGACTTTGATAATGCAAACTATGCAGCAGCAGTATACTTTGATGGTACAGGAGGACTAGATTTATTTAAATCAAGTACTGCCATACTTCAAGATGGAGCAACAGATTCTTACTATACAAGCAGCCCAAGTTACGTGGGCTATGAATGTTTCTTCTACGGAACAGGATGTGAGTAACAATGTCTATAGAAGATACCGAAATAAAGGTAGGTGGCGTAAGCTTCAAAGGAATGCACATTGCTATAGTGTTTGCAATTATTTCAAGTATTGCTGGGGCTATATGGACGGCCAGTTCTATTTACTCAAGATTAGAAGCGGTGGAAGCTTACGAGATACCGGACGTGGCCCCTCTGACGGAGGAGGTCCAACTAATAAAACAAGAACTCGAAGACAACGATATAAGTCAATTACAAGGAAATCTCGCAACTTTACAAACTAATCTTCAAACAATAATGCAACAGCAGCAACAACTATTACTCATTCAAGAAAGAGTAGTAGAGGCAGAGAAAAGTGTTACTGCAATGGGAACAGAAGTTCAAAAAGCAGAGCTTGCTGTTCAACGTATTGATAAATTTGATGAATACTTAAAAACTCTTGAGGACAAGTTCAAGAAAATTGATAAAGAGATAGACGATCTCTGGGAGGGCTTAGATGCCCTAGCAAACCCTTTAGGGTAGGAGTAAGATATGGCACAACTGAAAAAGAAGGCAGAAGGCTGGGTAGTTCTTGATGCAACTGGAAAGCATGTTTTTGAAACAGAAGCAGAAGCTCAGAAGTATATGGGTGAGCCTGCAGCAGCTCCTGTAGCAGCGCCTGGGCCTGAAGAAAAGCCTGAGGAAGAAGCAGAGGAAGAATAAGTGGCTGTCCGTCGTAAGAGAAGGACGGCTAAGAAAAAGTCTGTACCTGTAAATAAAGCCCTATATGCAAGAGTAAAGGCAGCAACTAAAAGAAAGTTTGCTGTATACCCTTCAGCTTACGCAAATGCATGGCTTGTACGAGAATACAAGAAGCGCGGAGGTAGATACAGAAGTGGATAAGCGTAGAAAAAAACCAATGGGTAAAAAGAGACGGCGTAGAGGTAAACCACATACCTGACCGTCTAAAAAGAGATAAACCGTGAGTTTAACAAAATGGTTCGGAGAAAACTGGGTTGATATATCAAGACCCAAAAAAGGCGGTGGCTTTGAAAAGTGTGGCCGTGATAAGGCGGGCAAGAAGAAGTACCCAAAATGTCTACCAGCGTCCAAAGCTGCTCGTATGACTCCTTCGCAGAGAAAGTCTGCTATTCGTCGTAAGAGAGCAGTAAAGCAAGGTGTTGGAGGCAAGCCTACTAATGTCAGCACTTTTGTAAAAAGACGAAGGCAAAAACGTGCAAAAAGACGTTGATTGGAAAGAGTACTTTGAGAGAATTTCAGATGCTTGTCCTTGGTCACTAGAAGCCTATAACAATAATATGATTAACTTCTATGAAGATGATCTAGCTATAAGAGATCTGAGTAATAGCGAAGCAAATATCTATATCTTTACAGAAGGTTACTCTGATGATGATTTATACGAAATTGCTGAAGAACTCAATAATATGTATGTCGGGTATGAGTTTTTATGGTCTCACCCTGAGTACACGAAAGGAGGAAACAGACAAACTCCTGTGCCTGTAATTATACAGCAAGATAGAAAAACTTTGGAGGTACTTCGTGGCAATAAATAGAAAAAAACATAAGGCTTACATAAGCCGTGGTAACGTTTTTAAATCTGTAACTGCTGCTCGAAAAAGAGCGCGAGCCCTTGGTTTAAAAGGTATACACTCACACGGTAGAGGAGATAACAAGCGATTTATGCCCGGTAGCTCCCACCAAGCGTACTTAAATAAAGTACGAAAGAGAAAATAATGGCACTAACAGCAAAGCAAAAGAAACTTCCACCTGCTTTACAAAGAGCTATTCTAGCAAAGCAGAAGGGTATGGGTAAAAAGAAAAAGCCGGCAAAGAAAAACGGTAAGAAGCGCGGTAAGAAGCGTTCGAGTCGCGGCTAGTAATGGCGGGTGTTAGTACACCCGCTTCCTTTCGCCAACAGTTGGCAGGAAAGAAGAGGAGGAAGAAACGTGGCCGTAAAAAGAAGAGGTAAGAAAAAAGATTCAAGAATAAAAAGAGCTGGAGTAACGGGATTTAATAAGCCAAGACGCACACCAGGTCACCCAAAAAAGTCACATATTGTAGTGGCAAAAGTTGGAGAAAAAGTTAAGACAATTCGCTTCGGACAGCAGGGTGCTAAGACTGCAGGAAAGCCTAAGAAAGGTGAGAGTGAAGCAATGAAGCGTAAAAGAGCTTCCTTTAAAGCCCGCCATGCAAAGAATATTGCTAAGGGCAGGATGTCCGCAGCTTATTGGGCAGATAAGGTAAAGTGGTAAATGATTATCGAGTCTGTTGCAGCCGCTAGTGCAATTCTTACTTCCTTAAATGGTCTCATCAAACAAGCAAATGAGACCGGACAAGGCATGCAGCAGCTTATGGGTACTATTAGTGATTTTGGGGAAGCACTAACCAACTTTGAAGTAGAAAGGCGAGGAAGTACGTTTAAAGCTCTTAGTCAAAGTGAGATACTCAAGTTGACTATGATTAAGAAAAGCTACGAGAGGTACTGGAAAGATGTCCACGACTTACTATTAGTTGTAGACCCACAAATGTTAGATGCTTTTAAACAAGCCAAAGCAGAACAAGAGCAGCAACGCCAAAGGCATATGAAAATGCTTGCGAAGAAAAGAAAAGAGAGAGAAGTTCTTATACAACAACTTCTTGTTGGTTTTACAACTTTTCTTATTGGAGGCGTATTAATTGCAGGAGTTCTTTTTGTACTATTTAATTAAATGAATAAGCGTTTAGAAAAAGATTCAGAATATTCGCAGTATGATACCGATGGCGACGGTATTGTTACTGATGAGGAGCTAGAGACAAGCCAGCATTTACAGGAGTTAAAGTTAGCACACGATAAAGCAGATGCACAAAGGTCTATGGCTTGGTTTGCTTTATTTGGAATGCTACTGTACCCTTCTTTAATTGTAATATGTTCTCTTATCAAACTAGAGCAGGCAGCCGTTATATTGGGAGATATAGCAAGTGTCTATTTTGTAGCAATCGCGGGCTTAGTGGCCGCATTTTTTGGAGCATCAGCATGGCAGTCGAAGAAATAATGGATCAGCAACGAAAAGCTAGAAAAATTATTGAAAACTTAGAGGAGTACAAGAAAAGTATTCGAGCCCCTAAGATAGTCGATGAAGAAGAGAGCTTGACAGAACTAGATTACTGTAGACGATACAGTAAGACGCGATCAATGGGACAAGATTAAGTGGTTGAAATAGGAATAGGGGTATTTTTATTCTTAGTTATATCTTTTTTAATCTTTATGAATATTCATATGGTGAAAGAGTATGATGCAGGTAAAAATATTCCTCTTCCTTGGGAAAAAGATAAATGATTGAAATTAGTCGCAAAGATATCTTTGCAGAAGACATAGCAGATTACTGTCAAGAAGATAAGTTCTTGAAACTTCCAGTAGAGCCTTATATGGATTTATTGGGAATTACACCTTTACCTTCTCAGGTAGCAATCATAAATGCTATAAATAATCCAAAATACAGATTTGTTTGCGCGGCAATCTCACGAAGGCAAGGAAAGACATACATAGCTAATATTATAGGCCAACTAGTTTCACTGGTACCTTCGTCTAACATTTTGATTATGTCCCCCAACTATGCTCTCTCGCAGATCTCTTTTGATTTGCAGAGAACTTTGATAAAGCACTTTGATCTTGAAGTAGTTAGAGATAACGCAAAAGATAAAGTGATTGAAATATCTAACGGATCTACCATACGCATGGGATCAGTAAATCAGGTTGACTCGTGCGTTGGTAGATCTTACGATCTAATTATTTTTGATGAAGCAGCTCTTGCTGATGGACGAGATGCTTTTAATGTAGCACTACGTCCTACGCTAGATAAAGATAACTCAAAAGCAATCTTTATCTCTACCCCTCGAGGGAGAAATAACTGGTTTGCAGAGTTTTTTGATAGGGGATTTGTAGATGATTTCCCAGAGTGGATTTCCATTAAGGCGAGTTATAAATCTAATCCTAGAATGTCTGAAACGGATATTAAGGAAGCTAGAAAAAGTATGTCCGAGGCTGAGTTTCGACAAGAGTACGAAGCCGACTTCAATACTTATGAAGGTCAAGTTTGGAACTTTAACTTTGAAGAGTGTGTAGGAAACTTTGATGAAATAGATATTTCTGATATGGATGTCTTTGCAGGACTAGACGTAGGCTATAGAGATCCTACTGCTTTTTGTGTAATTGGTTACTCATGGGATGAAGGAAAGTATTATCTTCTGGATGAGTACTTAGATGCAGAAAGAACCACTGAACATCACGCAAAAGAAATACAAAGTTTAATAGACAAGTGGGATATTGATTATATTTATATTGATTCTGCAGCTCAACAAACTCGATTTGACTTTGCACAGCCT